GTGAAGATGTCGCTTTCCCATAACCTGGGTAAGCGTAATCGTCACACCGTTCGTGTCGATCTCGCGAAGGTCGCAGCTGACCCGCTCAATGCGGCGCAGAACCTTCGGTACAGCATGTCCGGGTACTTTGTACTCGACGTGCCACCCGTCGGTTTCTCCGTCACGGAGCAGGTCAACTTGGTTACCGGTCTTACCGGTAACCTTGCTGCATCAACCAACGCGAACTGGATTAAGTTTATCGGTAGCGAAAGCTGACCGATAGCTTACCAGTAAGGGGATCCGGAGGAGGCGGGGCTTGCCCCGCCTCCAAAGGAGCGAACATTGCTCAGGACTGTTTACCGCCTAGAAAGGACGGAAACATGAAAAGCCTGATATTGCTTTGGCGCTACGTAGCCGAAGAACTGGCTACTTGGTGTCGCACAAGCACCACTGAGGACTATAAGACGGTCCTCAGGCGGTCGAAAATGGAGGGTGTATCGTTTTTAACGATCACTCTTCCTTCCTTCGGAAAAGATTTCGAAAGAAGTCTAGACCTAGGGAATGTTGACTCTCTCTCATTTCGAGGTTTCTCGAAAGTTCATGAGGGGGCAATCCCTGCATTTCTACAGGGTATGACCAGTCAGATATTCGACCGTAAAACTGGCCGATTGCTCGATAGCCCAAATATCGACTGTATCCGAGCCGTTCGTCAGCTTACGCTGATGTTTGGCAAGGTTGCAATCGATTGTACAGACGCTCGGAAACGAGCAGCTGTGCGTGGGTTTATCGAGTGTGAGAAGGAAGTGAGTGAAAAGAATGAAGAACTTAGCGTGGCGGCTCTTAACGAGCTGTCTGCTATGTCTTTTCACATTTTCGGTAATGTGTTTGCTGAGATCGAGCATTTGCTTGTCTCAGAACGACTCATGCCGAAACACGGACCAGGCGCAACTGCTGATCGACTCCGCGGTAACGCGAAGTATGATTTAGCTGAGTGGCCTGAGCGGCTCAATCATAGTTTCCCTTGGGATAGCTATGTTGTGCCAAACGCTCGGTACTCTGACGAACTTAGTCAGGATCCCGATCGACCCGTGATTCACTTCCTCGAACCTGGGCAGGAGCGACCCGTGAGGGTCACTCTTGTTCCTAAAACGCTGAAGACACCTCGAATCATTGCGATAGAGCCAACGGCAATGCAATATTGCCAGCAAGCTCTCCGCAGTGAATTCTATGATTTCCTTGAGCGGCCTCTTGTTCCCGGTCACTTTTTTAGTGATGGGAAGAATGCCGCTTACGGAATGATCGGTTTCCGGGACCAAACGCCTAACCAGCGTTTGGCCAAGGAGGGTTCCCTTTCGGGGGATCTTGCGACACTCGATTTGAGTGAAGCTTCCGATCGTGTCTCCAATCTGCATGTACTGTCTCTGTTTTCTCGGTTCCCCCGCCTTTTGGTAGGGGTTCAGGATTGCAGAAGCACGAAGGCAGATGTACCTGAACATGGTGTTATTCACCTGTCCAAGTTCGCGTCTATGGGTTCAGCGCTTACGTTTCCTATAGAGGCGATGGTCTTTCTGACCATCATCTTTTTAGGAATACAAGACGCGCTCAATCGACGCCTAACACGAGACGATATACTTTCGTTTCGTGATTCGGTGCGTGTCTACGGGGACGATTTAATCATTCCCAAAGACTATGTGCTGTCCGTGATGAATCGCCTTGACCTATACGGTTTTAAGGTGAACCACTCGAAATCCTTCTGGAGCGGAAGCTTCAGGGAGTCTTGTGGAAAGGAATTTTTCGCGGGCGTTGATGTTACAATTCAACGCGTACGTATGGAATTCCCCTCATCACGGTCTGATGTTCAGGAGATTATATCACTTGTCAGTCTCCGTAACCGCCTCTACGAGGCTGGTTACAGATCGACTGTTGAGTGGTTGGACAAGCAGGTGGAGGGGTTTCTTCCCCACTATCCGCTTGTGCGTCCAAGTTCTCCCGTTTTGGGCCGTTGGTCTGATCTTGGATATGAATCCGAGAAAATAGACCATCGGACACACCGCCCTTTGGTTAAGGGTTATGTAGTGTCTCCGAAGCCGCCGACCTCACCGGTTAGTGGTCAAGGAGCCCTAATGAAGTGTTTGCTCTATCAGGGGCTTGAACCTCTTGATAAACAGCACTTGGAACGTCAGGGACGTCCCCATGCCGTCGACATCAAGCTGGGGTGGTACCCTCCCTATTAGAATTGGGAGGGCGAGGCCTGCAAGTAGCTGATCTTAGCTACGGCCTTAAGCTGGGAAGTACCCATGCTTAGTTTGTCAGTTGTCTTTGTTTCGTGC